CCGGTCGTTTACCGGCAAACTGCATTGCTAAAGCTTTCTGTATAAGTTCGTCTTTAGTTATATCCATAACTGCTGCTTGAAGATCGGTACTTGCTGTCGAAGGAGCACTGATTTCCTTAAGTAAACTTTTTGTTGTAGGTAAAGCTCGCTCACTGAAAGATTTGTCTCCAGCAAGAGCGTCTACTAAAGCAGAGTAAGACATTGTGTTATAAAAAAGTAAAGGACTCAGTACAGGATTACAACATCACCCACCGTGGTGGCAGCCCCACTAATAGCCGTAATAGAAATCGGCAGGATAGAACCGGCTGGGACTTTTTTTAATGTTACCGGTGTGTTAGTACCGTCTGTAAAAAATACTTGTAAGTCTTGGTTACTAGTACCGCCATTGATAAGGACAGCGCGGCAAGCGGGAAAGTTAAAGGACTGCCCGCTAGGAGACAAAGCAAGTCCGCTAGCGTAAGAAAGAACTGCTGTTTGTCCATAATAACTGCCAAAAGCACGTACGTCCATGTCTACTCAAGTGTTTCTATAAGCTTAGCTAGATAAACCTGAGCTTTCTGCAAATCTTCTTTGCCGTTTTTGTCCTCCCACCGCCACAAATATTTATATATGCAATTCTCTAAATAACCTTGAAATTTAATTAAACCGGTAGATGCTCGTTGAAAATCATAACATTCTAAACCATCTTTTTTGTAATAATCCGGACGTACGTCACCCATAAGTTAAGCTCAAACAAACCTACAACGTAAGCATCCTATCGCAAGATATCAAAGAGTCAACAGAACACGGTATGAGATCCGAATATTTAGTGCCTTCGTGCAGCACTAAACCACACGGCAAAATCTCGTAGTTATCTTGTTTTTTCTTAACTGGCACACATCGCCTGTGTTCAAAATTAAACGGCGGGTTTTCAAATGTCAGCCCCATCGAACTTCGATCGGCAATAGGCCAGTTACGCACCCCTACTTTTGCATAACTTTTTTCAGGATCATAACTATCCGAACGTATGTAAACTTCGCCATCCGTTTGATCTAGAATCATTGCCCCGTAATACGGGTTAGCTAACTGCACAAAAAAGTCAACGTCATAGTCAACTACAAGTACATTTGGCACAGTAAACCCACGGGTGTCCCATACGTTGGGTGTTTCTTTTGTCAACGAATACACATAATAATTATCGAACGGTACTTTCTTATGTTGCTTTTGCTCGTACCTGACAAAACCTGGCTCAAGTTGGTACTTGCTTAAAACAGGTTTCCACTTAAGGTAGTATTTAAAATTTTCATACGTAAGTAACATGTCATTTTCAGAATAGATATAGTAATCAGCTTCTCTATTAAGAATTGCTAGAGCTAAATCTGTTTTGTGCGCCCAGGTTAAATACCACCCGTGGTACCCTGGACTTGCAACTTTTATCTCAATATTCAATCCTTTAAATTCTTCTAATATTCCATATAGAGTATCTACGTCGTTTTGAGACGCATAATCGATATAAATCTTTACAGAAATATCACAAGGAAAGTCGGCATAGCCTCGCAACACAGTGAGTAGAGGATCTACCCGCTGTAAAGGATTGTTGGCCGTAATGGCGATCCACAGCTTTTTCGACATGTCGTAAGAGCCCCTTTAGTACTCTATCGAAAAACTGCCCCGCCTTTGTAAAAAGGTTATTAAGTGTGTATAAGCATCGAGTAAGTCGTCATGGGACGTAGATCCCACATTTATAATTTGCTCAAATAACGCATCAAATTTACGATACCGATTAAATGTTATCTTTCTGTTTTCAAGCAATCCCAAGGTTCCTCGGAAACGGGCAACTTTATCTCCTCTAAAACCGGATACCTCATGTATATGGATATTTGACAATCCACGGTCATTTAAAAGTACCCGTTTTAAATCAGCGGACAAGCTTGCTTGATAAGCAACTGACTCAACTACCAGCGTGATCGTCGAATAAGTCGGAAAATACGTGTCGTTCTCAAAAGTTAAAATTCCCCATTCAAGTAACATCTCACACAGTAAATCTATCTTCTCTAAATTTCCTACGGAACGGCACTGATGTGCATCAATAATGTAGTACTTATCTTTAAGTCGTCCACCCAAAACAAATGCCGTGTAGTCGCTAGTTTCTTTAGCACTAGCAGACAAATCAATTCCTACAGCTAAGGAATCAAACTCCATCTCAACGTCAGCCCGGACAAGAAGATCGGGAGACACGATTAGGTCCGACGTTAAGACAGGTTGTTGTTGGTACTGGAACGCAAATGCAACAGGATCTAGTTCTTTCGTCTGTAATAAATAATCAACAGACCACTGCTCAGGCCAATAGCTTACCGGCTCTCCTTTATTGTTGTACGTTAGGGCTTCTTGAGAAACTTGATTCCAACCCTTAGAAGGGGAGAACATAGTTTTATGAATATCTAAAGGATGGAATCGAGTACCTAAACAAATAGCCCGACCGCCATCAAAAATAATCGGAGATATAACAGACGACCAATTATTATTCATTTCTTCCCGAATAGTCGGATTACGTAGTTCCGCCGAAGATTTTATAGGGTCATCGACCAAACAGAGGTGAGCCCGCTTAGATGTAATTGAACCACGCAGGCCAGCGGCTCTCAGAGTATATTCTTCATCACCAACCCGTGGAATTCCGGCATACTCAAAGTCAACAGCCCAACCAATATCCGACTGCATTCCTGGCTTTAAACGAACACGAGGGAATATACGTTTAAACGTCGTGTTATCAATCAGTTGTTTAATAATTCGGCTTTTAGGTATAGCTGTTGCTATGTTATATGAACAATATATAATTTGTAGAGGCATCTGGGCTGACGTATGTCTACCTATAGCCCATGCAGTAAACAAGTTTAACACCGTGCTTTTAGCACTACCTCGGGGACTTAGAATATCAAGATTAGCTCCAGCTATGTCTAACAAGTATCTATTGCTTTCGCCTGTGATCAAATGCCTGTGCCACTCCATCATATGAGGAGCAGGAGCTTTATCCATAAGCACACAGAAAGTAGGGAAGTCATTAGCAGCTTTAGCGTATATAGAATTATCTTCTTTTTCAGTTACTTCAACAGCTCGTGCAGCATTTAACTGAGCTTTACGGCGATAAGCAAAAGTTTCCCGACTAGGCATATCAGTAAGCTGACAATGTTGCTATAGTGATCGTACTCCAAGCTTACTGACAAAGTGGCAAAAGTGCTCTGGTACGGGGATGCATGTTCAAATACAGGATTTGGTCGAGTAACCGCCAGCATACTAGAACATCTACAGAAGGAACATGAAGTAGAAGTTGTTGGTATTAACTATAACGGAGACCCTCACGATCTTCCCTATAAGATTTATCCGGCATCGAATTTGTCATGCCCTGATCGTTTTGGTATCCCACGGTTGCCCGAATTAATTGATAAAATTAAACCGGACATTTTTATATGTTTAAACGATATTTGGATTGTCAACCAAGTCTGGGAACGGATTCAGTTTCTTAAAGATCAGTATAAATTTAAATTTATTGCGTATTTTCCTATAGACAGCGAGTATTATTACCCCGATATGTTGAGAAATATTCCGTATTGGGATATTGCTATAACGTTTACAATCAACTGTGCGCACCGTATACTTAAACACGATATTAAACCCAGTAAGTTAGGGGTTCTGCCGCACGGCGTAGACATCTCTAAGTTCAATCCAATGCCGAGGGAGCAGGCAAGAACAGCTCTAGGGTTGCCTCAAGATAGATTTATCGTATTTAACGGAAACAGAAACCAACCACGGAAACGGATTGATCTAACAATTAAAGCGTTTGCAAAATTTGCTGTAGATAAACCAGATACAATGCTTTATCTCCACATGGGGACTAAAGATCTTGGTTGGGATATCACAGCTCTGTTTAAACGGGAAATGGGGCGCCTGGGGCTAGACGACAAACAACGACTAATCTTGACTTCAAACGAAATCAACTATATTGCCGCTCCGCCGGACGAACTGCTGAATACTATATATAACGCCTGCGATGTAGGACTCAACACAGCAGACGGCGAAGGTTGGGGTCTTGTGAGCTTTGAGCATGCAAGTTGCAGGAAGCCTCAAGTTGTACCAAATCACACGGCATGTAAAGATATCTGGGAAGAAGCTGGTCTGTTAATTGACGTAGCAACGTGGGTTACAGACAAAGACCTGGGGGTAGAACGTGGTCTAGTCAGTACGGATCACACAGCTGAAATACTTACAGCTCTGTACGACGAAGAAGACTTGTACGAAGAAGTAACAGAAGCTTGCTATGCCGTGACACAACGACCAGAATACCGTTGGGAGTCCGTCTCAATGGGATTCATTAAAGCCATTAACGATCTTCTCGCTTGATATGCAAACTACACATCGCTTCCGTCACGTCAACTCAGACGTTGTTCTTCCAATCAAAAAAGAATTTAAAGGAGTTCCCAGCGTTTACAGGCAAGCTGAAGCTCTGAATGGGCAGTTTAAACGTATTGTCCACGGGTTGCCGAAAGACAGCGTTGGTAACTTCAGTCCTTCAATGCTGAACCACAACGATCAAACGTTTATAGCGTGGAGGTCACAAGCTGAACCATTTGGGTTCAGGTACGACAACAATTACTTTTATTTAAACAATGCTCATACAGATATTTATCTCGGGCAATTAGTAGACGATCACACCGTTCTCGGGGCTAAGAAACTACGCTCCACGCCGCACCGACTTAGTTACGAAGATCCTCGTTTATTTAAAGGTCCAGACGATAACCTGTACGTACAGTTTGTTACTTCCAAATACGCCAGCAAGTATGACCAAAGAGGACGAAAGCTGTTCGATACCCCAAAGGTAGCAGTCTGCTACGTAAACGAATTGGGTGATGCTGTACAGACAGCGTTCCCTCCTATAGGTAAAAATTTAACTAAAGGAGAAACGGAAAAAAATTGGTGCTTTTTCCCCCACCGGGATCTGCTGCATTGTTTGTATTCAATACGCCCGTTAGTGATCGAACGGGAAGGGTTACCCGCAATTCATGTAGACAGTGATATCTTAAATTCCGTAACTCAAGGGGCTCCTACGTTTTGTTCGTTGCCCCCGTTATTAATTGGTTCTGAGCAACTTATATTTTATCATTGGAAACACATGACATATAATGATCTAGGTAACCCGTATCTAGTTTATCATCTTAGTGCATTTATGACAGACGAAGAGTTTACAGAAATTACTCATATAGCCCCACAACCATTGTTCACAGGTTCTCTAGAAGATACCTTAATTACCTGGACGGACTACGTGGGCAATCCAGTGTCCAATCAACCTGCTGTAATTTTGCCATTCGGCGCTACTCTAAACGGCGAAGAACTCGCTATGTCCTTAGGTGTGAACGATGCTTTTATGGGTATCTTCAGGTGCCCAATAAACGAAGTGCTTAAGAAGCTTGTAAAAGCGTCTTAGGACTTCTCTTCGCGTTCAAGAGTAGACCAAACAATCAGCCCGGCATCTTCTAACAAAGACAAGATGGTGGGCTGATCTTGGAAGGTATTAGAAAGTTCACGTAAGCACCGGTCTGCGCCAGCTAGTAATAGCCCACGGCGATCTAACCCATCTGTAATTGCTCGCACTGTTTGAATGTGGGAGCGTAATTCTTTTTGTAAAGATGAAATTTTTGTAGCCGCTGTGGCATAATCCAACATATTGTTTAGTGTCATATTGCGCACTTGCGTTATATCGTTTCTGAGTTCATCTATTTCTATTAGTAGGACCTTGCGCAAATCTTCTTTTGGGTATTTTTCTTGAATCCACGCTGTCAGATCGGCAATACTACCTTGATACGAAGGCTGTAAAAACCTTGCGAAAAGATAAGATTCTACATCACTTGTCGCGTTTTTAGCGTAGTGAATGAAAGAATCCTTCTGAACTTTTTCTAACGAACTTAACCAACTAGCTACAGTTGTGTCGGCTTCAATAGTTGTTGTCATCAAGCAAACATAGCACGACCGCCCAGTGCAGCTTGCAAGCCGAACCGTTTCATGGCTAATTGACCTTCAACTTGACCACGCTGTAAAGCAAGTTGATTTCGTGTAGATTCTTGTTGTTTGTAAATATCTAAATTATTCTTAGCAATATTTTGTGCCAACGCATTTTCCCCAGCTAGAGCAGCTGTTCCTGCTTGCGCCAATCCAGTTGCCGTGGGTTGAAGTAACGCAGTCTCACCCGCTAGAGTTGTTTTTCCAAGTTCAGTAGTTCCCTGTTGCAGTGTATTTGCGAGTAAACTAGTACCCTGCTGGGCTGCTACTCCTTGCTCACTAGCTGCACCAATAGTTTTTTCAGCTATACCTTGCTGAGCTTTAATACCAGTATCGCCTAATTGAGTAGTCCCAAGAATCTCTGATTTAGCAATCTCTCCAAGGTTTTGAGTACCTTGCTGAGATATCTTACCAGCGGCATCAGCATAAGACTTAGCTAATTCTCCTGCAGTT